CATATACCTCTGCATCCAGGTAGTGGTTGTCGATGTGGCTGCGCTTTGGCACCCATCTCTGAACGGTTCGGTTTCCGGATTTGACATTGACCTTGTGCTCTGCAGTTACCTGCTCGGCGTATTCTCTGTCGCATCCTTCAAAGACCATCCAGCTTCCGCGGCCGTTCGGCTTCTTCATTCGACCGGCGATCATGTCCTTGTACTTGTCGCCATCAACCAGCACTAGGTTCATTCCGTATGCCTGGCTTCCTTGCTTGTTGATCTTCGATAGCTTGAAGTGTGACAGCATCGGGTTGTTGGAACCCTTGACCGGCAGCGCCCATTCTGAATTCAGGGCGCAGAAGTCATACGTGCTGTCTGCGTCGTATCCGGAGTCGATCAGGCACAATGCCACGATCAGTTGGTCTCCGTCTTCTGTGAAGTACGGTGTATTCATGATCTGCTCGATGTCCTGGAAGGATAACGCCTGGCCGTGTGCGATGTTCTGGCTCGTGATGTAGCTGCCCCATGCTCGGATGGTCCAGTAGAGTGACGTCTCCTGAACGTCCACTCCTGCAGTCAGGAACTTCGTCCAGCTTGGTGCTGTGAATTCCGGCCGCTCTGTCTGTCGTTCCAGTACGGTGTCGGCCGATGTCTTCAGCTTGGTGTCTTCCCATGGTTCTGCGAGCCATGAGTTCGTGAAGTTCTGCAGCTTGTCCGGATCGTCCTTGCTATCCAGGAATTCTTTCACGATTTCTGAAAATCGGACGAACGGACTATAAAGCGTGTTGATCCAGAATCCTACCTTGCGGTTGTACTTTGAATTCTCGCGCACGGTCTTCCACTCTCCGTACCGGAGCATCTGTTCCTTGTCCTGGTCTGTGATGTCTCCACCGCATTCCTGGCACCGGTAGACCGCCATGTCGGCTCTGTCCTGGTTGCTCAGGTCGTCCCCGGACGGGAACTTCAAATTCTGAAACGTGAGCTCTATCATGGATCCGCAGTGCGGGCACGGTATGAAGTAATGCTTTTCGATATCCGCATCCATGAGTGCTTTCCAAATATGGCCGGTGGCCAGAGTTGGTGTTGACGTCATGTAGATCTTCCTGTTTCGGAAGGTCTTGGTTCTCTCCATCGCCAGTGAGATTGGATCCGACTCTTTCTTGGATGATCCTGGGTATTTGTCCACCTCATCCAAGAACAGGTACTTGATCGCCTTCGATGCCAGGGACGATGGCGAGTTGGATCCGGCCAGCGACAGGTACATTCCATCAAACTGCAGCTCCAGCTGTGATGATTCGTTTTTGTTGTAAAGCGATTTCAGCGTCCTGGTTGCCATGATCATTGGTTCCAGTCGGTTCTCGCTGATACTCTTGGCCAGGATGTCTGTTGGGTAGACGATCATGGTCGGGGATGGATCCTGCTGGATAACGTATCCGAGCATGTTCTGAAGGGCTTCGGTTCCTCCGACCTGTGTCGGTTTTACGAAGATAATTCTTTCCGTGTCGTAATTGATGAGCTCATCCATGATCTCCTTCAGGTACGGCGTTTTGTCATTTCGCCATGGTCCTGGGAGGGCGGATGTCTTGGAGTCTAGGACTCTGTAGTTTTCTGCCCACTCTGAAACGGTTATGTTCTCAGGCGGGCAGAGCTGCTTGAGTGCGTCTGCCTGGTATTGTGTGACTGGGAATTTACGAATCTGTATTCTTTTCTTCTTTAAGGGTGCCATCTTTCTTCACATCCTCTGGTCCCACTATTCCGGCAATGACAAACGCTCCGAGCAGTCTGTTTACTTCCGCGGCTATCTCCTTTTCGCATCGCCTCAGTTCAGACGGTTCCATCTGTCCTGAAAGCATCCCGGTTACCCTGGCCGGTATGCTCATGGCGAATTTTTTAAATACAACAAAAAATTTAGCGTAGTCGAGTTTTACTTCTTCTACGCTGATGTACTGACCGGCTGCTATCTCGGTCTTCAATCTATGCAGTTCTCCTTGGCTCTCCTTCAGGGCGATGTCGGCCTGCATCTTCTGTTCCCTGAGTTCGATCTCCTTATCGGTACGGTGCTGCTTTCCGTAGGCCTTGTCTGATAGGTATTTGACGTATGCCTGGATCGTAGGCACGAGGTCGTATCTTCGGACGCTCTTTCCATCTTCCAGGATCTTGGTGGTGGATATGATGCCTTCCTGGGTGAGCTGCTGCACGCGGCGGACGGTCACTCCGAAAAGCTGCGCGATGATCTCTGTCCGATAAAAGCTGCCTTTTACTTCTCCATCACTCATCTGAGCGTACCCCCCCCCCGCAAAATTTCGGCCATGATTTCGTATTGGTTCATCATAGGCTCACCTCCAACTTCCCGGCTCTTACAGCCTTCTTTCCTGTGAATTCTTCCCATCGGTGGACGATTACGTCGCAGAACTTCTCATCAAGCTCCATCAGAAACGCCCGGCGGCCGATCTGCTCTGCTGCCATGAGTGTGGATCCGCTGCCTCCGAATAAATCGAGGACGTTCCATCCTGGCTTGCTGGAGTTACGCATCAGTCTTCCGACCAGGTTTACCGGCTTCATTGTTGGATGCACGTCGTTCTTTGTCGGCTTCTTCTCAAAGAGGACGGTCGTCTGGTCTTTGTACTGGGCGATGATCTGATTGATGTATGTGATCAGGTCTTCTTTCTTCATGGATTCCAGGTCGAGTTCATCTTCCAGGAGGATTGTGTCCTGGCTTCGATCATCGATGAAGTAATGCGCAGCGCCTTCTTTCCATCCGTAGAGGATTGGTTCGTGGCGCCACTGGTAATCCTGGCGGCCGAGCACGAAGGAGTTCTTTTCCCATATCAGACACTCTGCCAGCTTGAATCCGGCATCTCTGAATGCACGCCTGAACGCCAGGCCTTCGCTGTCTGCGTGGAATATGTACGCTGCGGCTCCTGGTTTCATGTTCTCGAACATGGCCAGGAATGCATTCTGAAGGAAATCCTCAAAGGACCCCTCGTCCATGTTGTCGTTTTTGATGGATCCGTCCTTGTAGTTGACGTTGTACGGCGGATCCGTGATCACGAGGTCTGCTTCCTCGCCGCCCATCAGGGTGTTGACGTCGCCGAGGTCGGTGGAATCTCCGCACATGAGCCTGTGGTCTCCCAGGATCCAGATGTCTCCGCGCTGGGTGACCGGCTCCTCGATGGATTCATAGTCTGCGTCGGCATCGAAGTTGTCATCTTCGGCTTCCACATCCTTGTCGAGTCGGATCACGAGGTCTTCAACCTCTTTTGAACTGAAACCGGTCGCTGTCAGATCGTAATCATTGAGATCGAGGTCGAGCAGTAGGTCTTTCAGCTTGATCTCATCCCATTCTCCTGTGATTTTGTTCAGCGCAATATTGAGCGCCTTCTCATTATTCTTGTCCAGATCGACCACGACGACCTGCGCCTCGGTGTATCCGAGGTCCTTCATAACGTTGTAGCGCTGGTGGCCTCCGATGATGGTTCCGTCCTGGTTTATGATGATCGGATCCACGTATCCGAAGGTCTCAATGCTGCGCTTGATGTTCTGATATTCTGGATCGGCTGGCTGCAGCTGGACTCTTGGGTTGTATTCCGCCGGGCGCAAGCTGGCCAGGCTTCGTGTCTCCATTTTCATTTCTGTTGTCATCCGGTCTGCCTCCAATCTGTTATAAATTCCTTGATGTACCGGGCTGGGCGTAACGAAATACGAAAAAAAATTAAGGTCATATCCGGGAAAGCATCGGGCCTTCCTCGCCCCGCTGTAAAAATTAAACAAAAGTAGTACCTACGATTTGTGCATTACTGACAAAGCAAAAGAGACCAGCTCTTGTGCTGATCTCTTTCGATGTGGTGCTGCTTCTGTTTGTTTAGATTGCAGAATGTTTGCTCTATGCCTTGGCGTGCCTGCCTCTCTCATCCGCCTGCCTCGATGCTACTACTATATCACATGCAAGTGGTGCATGGAGTCGCATCTTTCATCTGATGCAGGTGTGCTGCTTGCCTTGGTGCCCTGGCCGCCCTGTGCTGTGCGTGCTGCGTGCGTGGCTGCTGGGTGTGTGCGTGAGCCTGGCCTTGCTGTGCGCCCTGCCTCCTGGCCTGCCTGTGCCTCTGTGGCCTGGTGCTGTGGGGCTGTGCTATGCCCTGCTCCCTGGTGTGTGGGCCTGCTATGCCTGCCCTGTGGGCTGGGCTTGTACGTGGGCCTTGTGCATGGGCCTCTTATAAGCCCCTGCCATATGGGCCTATTTTGCGGCCTTGTATTCCGGGCCTTATATGGGCCTCTGGAAAAGGGCTTTATTTTCGCCCGGATTTTTCGGCTATGTATTTCCGGGATTTTTCCGGGTTTTATTTTTGCCTTAAAATTTCCGGCCGGATTTTCCGGGCTTCAAAGTCCGGATTTTTTTCGCGGAGATTTTTCCGGAGAAAATTTCCCGGATAATTTTCCGGGTTTTATTTTCCGGCATTTTTTCTGGCCTGATTTTCGCGGCGGTATCTGGCTTCTTCTTTTTTCTCGATGTAATATTCGTATGATTCCCGGTTCTCCGTGACGAGTTCTTTCACGTAGTTGAATTCCAGGAGCTCGTACATGGCAGCCTTGTGGATTCTGTGGCACTGGCTTTTTGACATCGGGATTCCCTCTGCGATCTCTCCCCATTCATGACCGTCAAGATGGCGAAGCTCGCAGATCTCGCGCTCCATGGATTCCTCCGGTAAAAAATTCAGGATCGTGGCCACGTTGACCATGGATTTATCGGCCTTGGCTTTCTGCTCGTAGATCCTGTCTTCAATGTCGGCCAGCTTCATAAGGATTCCGGCTGCGCCTTCGTTGTTGCCTCCACTTCTTGGCAGCGGATCATATCCTTGCCCTCCGATCGGAGAGTCACGCTCGGCATTGATCTCAAGAAGCCGGACCTCTAGCTGCTTTTTTCGGCGCTTCGCTCGGACATACTGGCCGAGCATCCATTCTAATACTGATCTATCGTTCTCCAATTCTTCATTGATTTCCTGCATCGCATTTCTCTCCTTTTCTTTGATTTCCGAGCTTGTTACCGGGGAGATTCCCTGGCTTTTATGCGCTCGATGATTTTTAGCGTCTGCTTTGCCGATAGGTATCCTTGAATCGATCCATCGGCCCATATCTCTAATAAGTTCATGATGCTTCCGTAGCTGCACTGGTGCTCTATGACGGATATTTCCTTCGTTGGTTCCGGCAGCGGGACTGTGATCTGATATCCGTCGTATAGGTCGTGCTGCTCATGCTCGATCTTTCTCTCCTGGAGCATCTGCCCCAGGAGAATGATTTCACTGTATTTTTCCGACTTATTCATCGTCGTCGCTCTCGATCTCGCTGCCTTCTGGATTGCCTTCCTCTTGCTGGTTCTTCGCTGCTTGTTGCATCATAGCTCCAAAGAGCGCCACCATTGGATTGATCTGCGGCTGCGCTGGCTGCTTCGGTTCGTTCTGCGCATCGATCATTCTTAAAACCATAGTGACGCCCATCGCTGTCTGAATGGCCAGATCTGGATTGTGCGTCTTGTCCAGTGCTCTCAGGTAGCTTTCCAGGTATGCATCTGTGTAGTCGTGAATTTTATCGTTCTCCATTCCTTTTCCCTCCTTATCCTGCAAATATTGACCAGATCAGCATGATTGCTCCGCCGATCACGATGATTGGAACCATGGCTATCATTGCTAAGACTGTGATCAGCCCGATTGCCGTTGCGATGGCTTCTCCGACTCTAGTTTCGTCGCAGATCTCGACGCTTGGGCACATTCCGGTGCTCCAGTAGCATCTTCCGTCGCATCCGTACTTCTTGGCTCTTTCCTGCTGTTTCTTCAGTTCTCTACTCTGTCTGCTCATCTTCTGCCTCCTTTAGCTTCTGACCGCACCACGGGCAGTATGGATAGATCTCTCTGTCTTTTCTGAACGGATTCACTATGGCGCTCTGACCGCAGTTCGGGCATGCCAGCGTCTGGTCTCCGAAGCCGATCTCTTTGTTCTGCAGCGGCATGGCGATCTCTTTCTTGTCCTCTACTCTGAAGCATTTCAGCTTTCTTCCGATGATGTTGTGGTTGAATTCCACGCCTACTCCGTCATCGTCGCTGTACCAGACTCCGTGCAAGAATGGGATTCCAGCCCATTGTCCGATTTTATCGCACATCACGATTCCATATGCTTCTTCCTCCGGGCACCAGACCGGAAGTCCAGCCATTGTCTTCAGTTCTTCAATGGTGAGCGGTTCCTGGTTTATCGACTCTCTTTTACTCATTGGCGTCATCCTCCCAGTTCCACAATCCCTGTCTTCCCCTTGCCGGTATTGGTTTTTCAAATAGCACCGGATTTTCAAACACCCACGCGTATCTCCCTATCCGGTAGTCTCCGAACGCATACTCTGCGGGATTGCTTCTTTTCAGGTGATCTCTGAACTCCTTATTGATGTGGATGCAATTTACGAGGGTTGCTTTTCCGATGATTGATCCTCTTGGCAGGTCCTCGAAGTTATTTGGTGTGATTCCAGCTTCCTGGAAATGTCGGCCATCCGGATCGTCAATGTAGCATCCGCTTGTATAGTCCTTCGGGTTCTTCCCTGCGTGGATTAAAACTTCCCCGCGATAGTTGGTTTTCCAGGATCTCGTTTCGTTCATTTTGTGACCGCTTGCGATCAGTGTCGCCCATGGCTGTATAATGGTTAGTGCTTTCATGACTGCTCCTTTCTGAAAAGCTCGGCCAGACGTTCCTTGATTCTGTTCCACACGATCGGCCCGATGCCCTTGACGCCCTGCAGCGCTTTTTCCACGTCCTGAAGCTCTACTCCGGGCACGGATTCTTTTCCGTCTGCATATCCGTTCTTGTAGACGTCTGTCAGAAAGTCTTCCATCTGCTTGTGGTCATATCTCTTGATGTCTTTGTATTTGGTGCGGTTGATCATGTATTTATCTTTGGCTCTTTTCATATTCTTCCACCTCTCTGATTGCTTCCTCTGGCCAGCAGACGAACGCTGCGGTTCCGCCTGCGGCCTGGATCATCCTGGCTGTCTGCTCCTGCAGCTTGGATCTGATTCCGACGACTGGACGCTTGACCTCAAATCCGAAGTAGTGGCCATCCTTTATGAACATGACGTCCGGGATCCCTGCCTGGCTGTATGCTCCCTGGGAGATCTTGGCCACGAAGGCATCCGGGTATCGTTTCTTCAGGGCTTCCTTGATCTTCGTCTGGTAGTAGCCTTCCTTCTTGATCAGCTTCCGAAGCTCAGCCAGCGCCTGCTTCTTAGTGCTTATCTGCTTTCTTTCCATGAAAGAACGCATGAATTCGTTTTCGTCGAAGTCTTTTTCGTATTTCTCTAGCACGCTTCTTTTCCTCCTTTTCGGCCATCATCTTTCTGATGGCCTCAATCTGCTCTCTGTCGTCTCTTTCTGTGTTCATGGCTGCCCTCCTGTTAGATAGGCTCTGCCTCTGCGAATTCTTCCGGATCCTGCGCTGCCGGTTCTGTTCCGAGGTAGACGTCTTCCGGTTTCTTGTTTCCGGTGTTGGTCTCCAGGTAGCTTGTGGCCATCTGGTCTGCCATGTGCGTGAATAATACCAGCGGGTATTTCTCTGCGGCCTGGCAGTATGTCTGGATGATATTGGCTTCGCTCATTCCCATGTGCCATCTGATTGCGTATCGTTCCTCCATTGTCAGGTGGATAAACTCTGATGCCATCATGACTGATTTTTCTCCGTGCCCGTATGGGTTGCGGTCGTTCACGGTGTAGACCGGATACTGTTCCCACTTCTGGTTCGCATCTTTTCTCCAGCGCATCTCGGTTGCGTAGAAGTTCACCTTGCAGAGGTCATGGAGCAGCGCCACGATGATGATGGATTCCTGCGGGATGGAGTCTAATCTCATACCTGCAGCCTGGAATTCCTGAACGTCTCCGGTCGTGGTTCCGAGGTTGACCAGGCAATCATAAACATTGAGTGAATGCTGCAGCAGTCCTCCCTCGCAGCTCATATGGAATCTGGTTGACGCCGGTGCTGTGAAGAAGTCGGTCTTCTCCAGGAAGTCGATGAGCTTCTCGATTCCTTCTCTCTTTGTGCTTCTTAATAATTCGATAAATCTTTCCTTGTTGGTCATCTGAATATTTCCTCCGTTTCTTTGTCCTTAAATGTGATCCTGTTCTCGATCGTCAGTCCGTATGCTCCGGCGATCGCTCTGATTGCTTTCATGGCTGCTCTGATGTCATACTCCCTGGTTGCCCGCTTCTTTGCTTTCGCAGCTTCCTTTTCTTCCCTGGATACGATTCCTACTGCCTGGTTGGCTGTCGGATCCGGATATCCTTCCGGGTTGTTTCCCTGGTAGTTCATTCCTGCCTCACCTCTTTCAAATATTTTTTGAATCTCTCCGTGTCTTCCTTATGCTGCGCATCGATTCCTGCCTGGGTGGGCGGCATCATCAAAGTGAACGATGGCTCTGAAAAGGAAACCCACACGCCCGCTTCCGGGTGCCATGTCATGCCTGGCAGCAGGTCGCTTGTCACTTTTCCGTCCGGTTCCTGGTGGATGTGCTCCAGCCAGTACGGTGCGTATGCTTCATACTTGACTCGGTCTGTGTAATATCCGCAGGCCAGGTTCTCTGCTTTTGTCAGATTGAATTCTTCAAATACTGCACGCGTGACTTCCTTCTGGTGCCCTGCTGCCTTTTCCTCATCGATGATTTTCTGAATCTGATCGACCATGCTTTTGGCTTTCGCTCCAGTTAGATCCGGACCTGTTTTCAAAATTCCGAGCACGATGATGTGTTTCATGTAAATCTCAAATTGTGCACGGATTTCCTCTTTCAATTTTGCATAAGGCTTTTTATATTTGGTTTTCAGGAGTTCCAGCGGCACGTTTTCCCTGTTTTTACGCAGGGTTGCGATGTCCTGGTTCAGTTTTTTCAGGTCTAATTCCACCATTCCCACTCCTTCCTGTTCCCACTTCTGCATTTTGTGAGTGGGAACGTGACAAACCCTTATTTTACGCGGGTTGCGCTGGGTGTTCCCACTGTTCCCACTTTTTTGAAATACACACCATGTTTTTATAGAATTTTGCATGTGATGCATGAAATTCGTGCATCGTGTGTAAAGATCGGAAGAGCACACGTCTGAACTCCAGTCACACAGTGATCTCGTA